GCTGCCGTCCACGCAAGAGAATTGATAGGCGTCACCAGCACCTACGACACTTATAAAGATGGCAGAAGGGCCGGGTGTTCCTGTGTTTGTAACCGGGTCGCCGTTGCTATCCCTCCACGGGTCTATGGTCAATGACGAGCCGGAGACCGAAGTAATTGTTTGAGTTGAGAAAAGGGTAGACCCACTATAGCTACCCAAAGCAGTATAGGTGGCTCGTTGAGAAAAGGTTACGTTCTCCCCCGCTAGAAACGGCGCAGGAGTTATGTGGCCTGTATCAGCATCGTTTCGTATAGCAAATATGATTTTTGTGGTTGGTGGCGTGGCACCCTCGTATATCAAATTGTTTCTACCAGAGTAATCTGCACTATTAGTGGCTGAAGTAGTTCTTCTCACTGGAGTTACATCGTAGAAGCTATCACCATAACGAATATAGAACTTTAGCTCTGTACCAACGCCTGTATAGCTCCCGCCATCCAATGCTCGCCAAGACCCTAGCTGTCTTGAATGACCAAGATAATAATCCCCGCGACCAACCAATGGCTGGAAGTCACCTACTCCAGTGTTAAGGTTGCCGGTTGTTTTCCAGCCGCCCATTTTTTCTACACGGCCTTTTCTGAACCGCACAAGGTTGCCGTCAGTCCATCGGCCTCTATCGCTATACTCTGTACCCTCTTTCGTAATTCCGGGAGTAAAATCTAGGTCTTGATAAGCCATTTAATTAATCCTAACGATAGCTTCTGTGCCAGTAACAGCGGGCATAGTGATAAGGAAGGTGCTGTCTGACGAAGTATAATTGATAGGGAAAGCAATAACGGCAACTGCTTTATTAGCTTCTGAAGCGTTGTAAATCAAAGCCCCTCTAGCTGTAATCGTTGAATTATCCCAAGATGTATTGCCAAAGCTGGTAATAGCCGTGGCACTATCAGAAGTTGGCGTTACATTAACCAAGGTATTACCGCCAGCGGTATACCCTGTACCCGAAGCCTCGTTGGCTGCGTTGTATACAGTAGTAGTAGAATCTAATGTTGCCGCATCTGTGTATAAGGCAATCTTAAACGTGTCGCCTGTAGAATTCGTGAAGTCGTGTACACCCTTGAGAAGCTCAACTTTAAAGCTAGTGCAGATTGCTGAGGTTATCGCCATTCTTTTTTACCTAAGTTGGGTTAGTACGAACCTGACCGTATCTATAGCGTGATCGAGTTCCCTGACCTTCTGAAAGATTTTTAGCTCTTGCTATAGCCTCTTGAAAACGAGCGCCGAAGTTAGCAATAACATCGGGGGTCTCTTTTAAGAATGTAGCACCCTCTACCAGTGTTGCGTAAAGCAAAAGGTCTGGGTAATTCTCCGATATTTGAGTCATATCAGTACCACTTAACTCAGTTAAAGAGGTCGGCTGTGTAATATACTCAAGAACAGAAGACGTATAGGTTGAGTTGGATATAGCAGGAATAAATAGCAGTAAGCCATTGTCTATCGCGCAATATTTAGGTTTGCCCTGAGTAGTGATCTCTGGCTGATACGTCTTTAAGAATGAAGGCTCTTTTAGTTCGCAAAAACAATACTCAGCATCAACTGGATTAACGAGCGCAAAACTTACCAGTCCAATAAAGTTGGTTGGAAGCGTTATCTGACCTTGCCCATTGGAAGTAGACGCACTAATGGTGGCTTCCTGCGCTCGCATCTGAACCAAGCCGAAAATTCGATCTTCGGCATTGCGTATAAAATTATCCATCTGGGCAACGAATTGCGATTCGGTTGACTCAAGATAGGTCTTAACTGCGGCCTTTAATGTATCTAGGTTATAACTCATGTTGTCGTTACCGTAACTTTGCCAAGTGTGCTATTCATCGGGGTAGTCTGTAGTACGCCACCAATTATTCCATCACCAAAGCCAGAGAACACTTGGAATACTGGATTCTCGTTGCCGTCCGAAGACGGGTCTGGTCTTGGGTCTCTTAACGCTTGGGAGTCTACAGGTGTTGGCACTGGAGACAATTGCGGCTCTTTCGGACTCCATTGGTCTGGCCCGACTAGCAAGCCATTCCACGTTTTTTTCATATCTCTAAGGCGATAGCGAAACCCTGTTATATCACAGATTCCCCATGCTCTGCTGTTAGATGCAAATGCCATCTACCGACCCTTTTATTTATAGTTTCTGCTTCTATTTTTCTTTTTTGACTCTATCTTATAACCATCTTTATTAGAGCCACCTTTAGACAAAGCCTTGTTGTGGGAAATATCTTTACCCTCTCGTTTGTCGGCAATGCCATTCTTATTTCTATCGCCGCCATTTTTCTTAGCTTTCGAGTCAACTGCTCTTCTAGCTCGCTGCCTTTCCATTCTTGCTTCGTGGGCTTTTGTGCCTACGGCTGGATTGACTTGTTTTTTTCTCTTAGTGATAGGCATTAGGGCGTATTATAACCTCTTAAACTAGGGGCTATATTAAATGACGCTCTTTCTTCATCTTGAGACATTGCACGGTCGAACTCTTCTTCGTAGACCTGCTTTAAAAGAGCCACCTTATCAGGCGCTCTTTTCATTGCCATGTAATAGGCCAAACCAGCCGCTAGGCAAGGATAAAATCTAAAGGGGACATCTGCTGTCTTTGAGCCAAGTCCTGCGTCATCCATGCGTATAAGAGCATTAACATGCACTGTATACTCGCCGCTCTGGTCTGGTGCTGGCCAAACTGTAATAGTTGGCGATAAGTCCTTAGCAACCATGAATTGATTAGGCTTGCCGGTAGTTTGCTTTGTGGCTAGGTTAGAATATTCAGCGCGAGACAATCTATTTAACGGGTAGTCGGTAGCGACTCCGCTAATAGTCTGGCGAATAAAACAGTCTAAAACGTCAATAGCTGCCGTGCTATTAACTGAATCAACATTGTAAGTGACTGTATTGGCCACCATCGGTATTAGCTTTTGCTGGACAGTCCACTGATTTAAGCCACGGTTAGCCCACTCAGCTAACATAATATTAAGTGAGCGAGTCGCCGATTTTAAATCGTAACCTGTACGCATTTCTAAGCCGCAACGCTCAAATGCTTCTTCTACATAATCAGCAACATCTAGCTCAAAGGTCTTTGTCCCGCTTGTAGCCATGTATCACCTTACTTTCGACCATACAGGCCACAATTAGTTTTTTTAGGCGATTTAGTAACAGAACCACCGTGCATATAGCCTTTCGCTTTAGCCATCTTGCCTGCTTTAGCAGCGGCTTTTTTTCCTGCTGCTGTATAGGGATATTTCTTACCATCAACCATTGGCATGATCTTTTCCTTTTATAAGTTATGCGACTTGCTGAGGAGGACGTTGAGGCATTCCGCCCATACGCTCCATTAACTGGCGAGGAGGACGTTGAGGCATTCCGCCGCCAAAACCACCAAAGCGACTACCAAAGCCACCAAATTGCTGAGGAGGACGTTGAGGCATTCCGCCACCAAAGCCACCAAATTGCTGAGGAGGACGTTGAGGCATTCCGCCACCAAAGCCACCAAATTGCTGAGGAGGACGTTGAGGCATTCCGCCACCAAAACCACCACGGAAACGATTCATCATTCCGCCCATACCACCAAATTGCTGAGGAGGACGTTGAGGCATTCCGCCACCAAAACCACCAAATTGCTGAGGGGGCTGTTGAGGCATTCCGAACTGTGGGCTAAAACGACCGCCACCATGTTTATCCATAGGATTAAAACCACCACGGAAACGATTCATCATCAGACCGCCAATACCGCCAAATTGCTGAGGAGGACGTTGCTGTGGCCCCTGATCACCAAAGGCCATTCCGGGCAAATTACGCTGAGGCCCGTCGATAGGCATTGGATTTCCGTCAACTAGGCCACCCGGCCCCTGAGATTCAGCCATTGGCATACCATTGTACGTACCGCTAAATGGCTGCATTTGTTGTGGCGCTCTTTGTCGTTGAGCCATCATTTGTTGAATTCTTTGCATCATAGCTGGGTCTGGCTGCTGCATAGTTCCGCCAGTTCCAAGCTGCGGAGAAAGGTCTCGCCCGCGAGGATCAGCATAAAGTACAGCTTCACGTGTCGGTGGCCTCTCTATTTGGGTTGTCATATCTGGCTGTCCGGCTTGTTGAGCAGCCTGTTGAGCCATAGCTTCGCCCATGCTACCTGCATAGATTCTCTGAGACGGATCGCCAAACGTAGGCGTAGCAGCCGGTGGAGTATACGGGGCCGTTCTTGTAACCATTGGGCTAGGCGCTGAAACTGGCTTTGCCATGTTTCTCGCTCGCTTTGCAAAGTTTTTAAACAGACCGCCAATACCTCGGCTTGATCTGCTTCTTCCCCTACCCGGATTTCCGTTTTTTCGTCTTGCTCCGCCACTTTTATTCTTCATGGCCCTTCTCATTGCTCTACCGAATCCCATTACTATGCTCCGTAAGATTTAATTAAGTGTAGGACGACGACATATTTAGTCGATCCAGCGGTCGTAAAGGATATATTGCCCGTCTTACCAGCGGCGGCGGCATTATTAAATAACCCACCAAAGCTAGCAAAATCCAATTGGTCGGCATAATCTTTAGGTAAAGCGGCGGCCAAAACAGGAACAGTGGCTTCCCAGTACAATTCTATACCGTGAGACTCTGTCATGAAATCTATCTTAGAAATCTTTACGCCAGTGCAGGCTTGACCCCTAGCGCTAGCGTTTAGATTAGCCACAATTACTTTATTAACTGCCGCTTCTGCGCCCGAATCGTGAGTGAACCGCATAATGGCCGTTCTATCACCATCTTGTATCGTGTAGGTTGTACTGGCCATATGCGGCTCCGATTAGTAAAAATTAAGCAGTAGCTATTTTAGTAGCTTGAACATATTCAACAACAACATAGCATGCGCCAGTGCCGGTATTTACAGGCTTAACGCGAATACGCTTATCGCCAGCGCCTACATTGACCCAGTTCTTAACAGTGGCCGCGCTTGCGGTTGGGGATACGTTTGTCTTACCGATAGCCGCAATATCCGTGCCATCATTTAACGCTTCGTCTGTAACCACAGTGCCATCGTCAAATCCAAAGTCTGCTTTGTCATCTGCGCCAGAAAATGCGGCGGTGGCAAAGACATGAATACCTTTGATTGTTGAGTATTCTGGAATAACGATAGTGGTTGCTGGGTCTGTAAACAAAGCCGCTTGAGTAAGTAGTGGGCTAATTTGAGACATTTCGACAAAGCCAGTGTTAGCAATGTCATCACCGACAAGTATGCCAGTAGTGTTTTTGATAGTTCCAGCTTTCACTGGCCCTGAAAAAGTAGTAGTTCCCATTGTAGTTTCCTCGTCTTGGGTAAGTCTGCCGTAGCAGTCGAGTAAATAAAAAAAAGCGGCCCCCTAGAATGTTTTTGAAGGCTAGGAGGCCGCTTGTGGTTTAGCTTACGCTGAACCGTCTGAACCGTAAATACCACGCCAGTCAGACCAACCGAAAGAATAACGCTCACGCGCTTTATATCGGATGTTTCCTGTAGTGAAGTCAGGCTCCATACTGGTTTCCATGTTGGTGCGTTGGAACATCTTCAAACCTTCACCGGCTTCTGTAACAGAAGTAAGAAGGAAGAACGCATCTGGATCAGTAAGATAATGGTTGACTGAATAACCACCCGGAAGTACACCGGTATTTTTGATCGCGTTAATGTCGTTATCCGCAGTACCAGAACGTAAAGTAGAGTTCAAGATACGATCAGCAACAAAAGTTAGCTGAGGTGGAACGATTAACTTGTCTGCGCGAACAGAAATGGTTAAGCCTTTATCGTCAGTAAATGTACTAATGTCGATAAGTGCGTCTTCCAACGAGGCTTCGTTTAGATCAGCAAGTACCGCAGGACGGTTAGCCGCTGTTCCGCCACCAGCCAATGGGTGAGCATTATTGATCAAAGATACACCGTCACCGCCGTTAAAGCCGCCAGTAGTGTTAAATGCGTTGTTTAAAATATCAGCGCCTTTAACTTCTTTGGTGTTCGCCATCGAGCGAGCAAGTGCTTTAGTGTAACGCTTACCTAATGAATCATAGAGGTTATCTTCTACGGCTTCGTCAGTTAATGCGAATGCTAATGCAATAGTCTCTGCTGTGTAGCGAGCTGTCCAGCCTTCATTTGCATTGTCAAATGCAACGCCTTGGCCTTCAGTTTTTGTTGGTGCAGACCCGAAGCC